AATATGTATCGCTCAGGTAATACAATAAATATAAGGAGACTATATGTCTTATAATCCATCCCAAGGTATTGGTACAGGTGATCGTTCTACGCCCGCCCATTCCAATAGAGCCTTAGCAATTAAAGTGTTCTCTGGTGAAGTATTAACTTCATTTGAAACAGCGAACATCTTCTTGCCTTTAGTACAAACCCGTACTATTCAATCTGGTAAATCAGCATCTTTTGCTGTTATCGGTAAATACGATACTTCTACCTCGACTCATACTCCAGGTACAGATATCACTCCTAACCTTATCAATGCTGGTGAGCGTGTAATTGAGATTGATTCTCTTAAATACGCTTCAGTATTCGTTGATAATTTTGAGGAGGCAATGCAACACTATGAAACTCGTTCTCAGTACTCTACTGAAATGGGTCGTAGATTATCAAAGACTGTAGACGCAGCAATTATTACTCAGTTAGATAACTGTGTTAAGAATGCAGCTAATACAGGTGATACTAATGGTGGCGAAGGTCAACCATACTCTGATGTAACTGCGTTCTCTGCTTCAGTTGCGTATGCTATTGGTGACCGTGTAAGCTACACTAATGTAGTTTATGTATTCACTGCTACACACACCGCAGGTGCATGGAATGCTTCTCACGTAGCTGCTGTATCTGTACTTTCTGTAGCTACTGCTGGTGCTGCGACCGCTGGTGCTAAGGGTGATTTAATCCTAGCTTCATTGTTCGATGCTCAGACTACTATGGATGAAGAAGATATCCCTGGTGATCGCTTTGCAGTAGTATCTCCTAAGAACTACAACCGTCTAGTACAGTCTGGTGCAGTTCATAAGGATATGACTCAAGGCAGTAACGGTGGTATTGATACAGGTAAGATTGTCCAGGTAGCTGGTCATAACATCTTAGTATCTAATAACATCGGTGCTTCTGATATCTACATGTTCACACAGAACGCTGTAGGTGTTGTTAAGTTACTTGACATCAAGTCTGAAGTTAATTACATCCCTGAGAAATTAGGTGATTTGATGACTTCTAGCTACGCAATGGGCTTCGGCACATTGAATAACGCTTGTGTTATTAAACTTACTACTACTGACTAAGTAGTACTATTAAGGGTTCCCATTTGGGGGCCCTTTTTTTGATTTTGGAGAAATTCTATGACTGAGTTAGAAGGTGTTAATATTGCACTACAAACAATTGGTGAGATGACCCTGACTACCGCTAGTACTATACCTAGCGTGTATGAGGCTAAAACAGCCCTAGAGATTCTTGCTGAGACCCGCAGATCAGTTCTGACGGAAGGTCTCAATGCTAATACAGATACAGACTGGGAGCTGACAGCAGATGCCTATGGCTACATTGCAGTCCCCGCCAACATGCTTAGGCTTGAAACTACAGGCCATGAGTATTTAATTATGAAAGATAATAAGGTATACAACAAGACGGATAAGACATTCCTTTTTGTAGCTGGTAGTACCCACAAGGTAGATGCTACATGGGACTTAGATTTTGATGATATACCACACACAATTGCGTACTACATCGCTGTAAGAGCAGCTAGGATTTCGTATCAAAGGCTAATTGGAGCTACTGATTTGATTCGTGTCTTAATGGAAGATGAAGAGAAGGCTAAATTCAAGATGATTGAGCATGATGTAGATACATATAATTATAGTATATTTGATAACTTTGCTAATCGTAGAGCAATTACAAGAAACAGAAACCCTCAGGGTATTCTTGGATAATAATAGGAGTGTACTATGGGACTAATCAATCAGACTATACCTGGTTTATTTAATGGTGTATCACAGCAACCAGATGAATTACGTCTAGATACTCAGGTTACTGAGATGATTAACTGCCACCCAACACTTGTACAAGGGACGCAGAAAAGGAATCCTACGGTATACCACGCTACAGATAATTTAATTACTGTGGATGCGTTCCTTCATGTATATGATAGAGGAGCTGGAGATGAGCAGTATATCATTGCTATTCAGGATGGTAAGTTCAAGGTATATGATGAAACTGGGACAATGGCTCAGAATTGGACTAATAATTCCTATCTAGATTTACCGACAGGTGCGAAGGCTGTTGAGAGTTTTTCAACAGTTACCGTAGGTGATACTACATTCATTGTTAATAAGACTAAGACTGTAGCAATGGATACAACCACGTTTGATAATGGTGACCCTAACTGGGACACAAACTTCTTCTACTGGATTAAGAGAACTACTGAGATTGTATATGGTTCAAATAATGACCAGATGAAGGGTTATACCTATTATGTATATAATGCATCAGGCGGAACAGCTGCTACAACTACTGGTTCTGACGGAACTGTTATGGCAACTGCCCTAGCCTCATCTCTTGGTTCATCAGCTACTTCACAAGGATCAGTAGTTCGTAAGACGGGTTCTGCTGATTACTCAGGTTCAGATTCTTGGGGTGACCAAGCATCAGAGTCATGGGTAGGAAAGGCGCGTAAGCTACAGGATTTACCAAGTGACTTAGGTTACCCTGGCTCAGTTATTGAAGTAACAGGTGATGACACTTCTAACTTTGATAACTTCTATGTTAAGTATGAAGATGGTGTTTACTTAGAGACCTTCAAACCTAACTTAACAAATAGTATTAACAACAGTACTATGCCTCACAAGATTGAAAGGGCAAGTACTACCTCATTCCCAATGACTACAATAGATTGGCTTGACAGGACTGTAGGTGATACAGACTCTGCAGCAGAGCCTTCTTTTATTGGGCAAACACTAGATGACATCTTCTTCTTTAAGAATAGATTAGGTTTTCTCAGTGTTGATAACATCACTATGTCAGAAACGGGAGAGTTCTACAACTTCTTCCCTACTACAGTGACTGATGTATTAGATAGTGACCCGATTGATGTAGCGGTTGACAGTAATAAAGCTGTATACCTACGCTACGCAGTCCCCTTTAATAAGGAGCTACTAGTATTTGGAGACAAGGCTCAGTTCATTCTAAGCTCATCTAAAGCATTAACTCCTAAGGATATTAATGTACAACAGAGTACTGCTTACGATATTAACAATAAGGTGACCCCTATTACACTGGGTCCAAACGTCTACTTCGCTACAAATAAAAGTACGAGTAGTATTGTACGAGAGTATTTCACAGTACCTGATACTACTAGTAATGATGCAGCGAATGTTACTGCTCATTGCCCAGACTACGTCCCTGTCGATCTAATTAAGATGACTGGTAGTAGTAAGCATGATATGTTGTTTGCTATCACAGGCACTGACAATAAGATTTATGTATATAACTACTACTGGCAAGGAAATGAAAAGGCACAGTCTGCTTGGCATACTTGGGAGCTAGAAGCAGGAGCAACAGTATTTAATATTGAAGTTCTAGGTAGCACCCTATTAGTTATGTTGAAACATACAGGTGGTGGTGATGTATCTCTAGAGAGTATTTCATTAGAATTACCTACAGATATAGCAACAGTTACTTATAAAGACCATGCATCTGCAACAGTATCATCAAGTATATCCCTGTCAAAATGGGGTGTGCCTAGTGGTAAGAGTAACGTAGATTCTAATAGGTCTTCATTAGTACTGAGAGATTTACGGCTAAGTATGGGGAGTGATTCCCACTATGGCCTGAAGGTTACTAGAGGTTCTGTTACAAATACATGGTTAAACTATATAATTAATGTAGCTACCTGGGATGCGGTAGCAAGTACATGTACAGTAAATGGTATAGTAGATGCTACTATAACAACGTCATCAGCTTGTTCTACAGTTAATGGATCAATAGATTTCATAGGTGACCATAAGTTCCCAGTTCTAGGTAATGCAGAGAATCTAAGTATTGACTTTGTTAGTTCAAATAATAAGGGTTTTAAATTAAACAGTCTTTCGTGGCGTGGACAGCTCCACTTGAAGGGCTCAAAAGGAGTATAAGGTATGGTATCTGATAAGGTATTTACAACCGATGGAACTCAGACGATATTTTCCTCAGACTTTGAGGTAATTTCTGAGGACCATATAAGAGTCTTTTTTGGTTCTACAGTACAAAGTAGGGACGATTATGATTTAATCAATAATGCTGCGGTATTTCACACAGCACCTACAACAGGACTAACACTAACTGTACAGATTGGTACTACACCTGCTGATATCTTAAGTGCTCCTACGGATGCTGGTATCGTTGCAGGAAACATTGCTAATGTTAATACTGTTGCTGGTATATCTGGGGACGTTACAGTAGTTGCGGGTATCTCTGCGGACGTTACAGCAGTTAAGAATGATGCTGTAGATATTGGTGTCGTGGCTGGTAAGATTACAGAGATTGGTAGATTAGGAACTGCAGCCGCTGTAGCGGATATGGCAGTATTAGGAACTACAGATGTAGTAGCAGATATGAATGTTCTTGCCACTGCGGACATCGTAAGTGATATGAACACCTTGGGTACTGCGGACGTAGTAGCTGACATGAATATTTTAGCAACCTCTGATGTAGTGGCTGATCTAAATACGTTAGGAACTACTGCAATTGTCGCAGACCTTGACGCTCTTGCAGATAAGGCAACAGAGATAGGTAGATTAGGGACAGCTGATGCAGTAGCTGATATGGCAATTCTAGGTACAGCAGATGTAGTAACTGATATGAATGTATTAGGCACAGCAGATGTAGTTTCCGATATGAACACTCTCGGCACAGCAGATGTAGTTTCTGATATGAACACTTTAGCTAATTCAGATATTATTTCAGACCTAAATACTCTTGCTACTAGTGATATAGTTTCAGACATGAATACACTAGCTACTGCTGATGTTGTAGCTGACATGAACACCTTGGGTACTTCTGGAAATGTAACCAATATGAATACTCTAGCGGGTATCTCAGGAAACATCACAACAGTAAGTGGTATTAGTGCTAATGTAACTACAGTAGCGGGTATAAATGCTAATGTAAGTACGGTGGCTGGAGACTCAACAAACATTAATACTGTAGCTGGTAATAATGCTGCTATTTCAACAGTGGCTACAAACATTACCAAGGTAACTACTGTTGCTGATGATATTGCTAAGGTTATTAAAGTAGCGGATGATTTATCTGAAGCTATCTCAGAAGTAGAGACAGTAGCCAACGATTTAAATGAAGCAACATCAGAAATTGATATAGTTGCCACTAATATTGCTAATGTTAATACAGTAGGTGGTATTAGTGCTAATGTGACCACTGTTGCAGGTATATCGGCTAATGTAAGTACGGTGGCTGCTATTAGTAGTGATGTAAGTGCGGTAGCTGGAAACAATGCTAATGTTAACACTGTTGCAGGTATATCGGCTAATGTAACTACAGTAGCGGGTGATACAACTAATATTGGTACAGTCGCATCAAACCTAGCTTCAGTAAATTCATTTGCAGAGACATACAGAATTTCCTCATCAGCACCTTCTACAAGTTTAAATTCAGGTGACTTATGGTGGAATACCACGGCTAGTGAGCTGAGGGCATATGATGCTACGGGCTCTGTTTGGCAAGCTACAGCACCTTCAAGTGCAGACCAGACAAGTATTAACATCGTAGCTGGTGATGTTGTTTACGCTGAGGACTTAGGTTCTATCACCGTAGCAGCAACAACCTCTTCAGGTAATGGTGACATCACAACAGTAGCTTCCTCTATTACAAACGTAGATACAGTGGCTACTAATATTGCTAATGTTAATACTGTAGCAGGTAAGGCTACAGAGATAGGTATATTAGGTACGGCAGATGCTGTTGCTGATATGAATACTCTAGGTACAAGTGCTATCGTATCTGATTTAGATGCTGTAGCAAATATTGTAGGTAATGTAACTACTGTTGCTGGGATTGCGGGTAACACAACTACTGTAGCAGGAGTAGCAAGTAATGTAACCACAGTATCAGGTATATCAGCCAATGTAACTACAGTAGCTGGTATCTCTACTGATACTACGACAGTTGCGGGAGTTAGTTCTAACGTAACTACTGTAGCAGATTCTATTGCTGATGTTAATCGATATGCTAATGAATATACGATTTCATCCTCAGCACCAGGATCACCTTCTGAAGGTGACCTATGGTATGACTCAGGAGCAAATACTTTAAAGTATTATACTGGGGCTATTTGGTCATCTATTTCAGCAGGAATCTCAGAGATTGCATCAGATATTACACCTCAATTAGGAGGCTCACTAGATGGGCAGAATAATAATATGACGAATATTGGCACAATCAGTGGCAGTAACTTACAACTAGACTTTGGAGGTCTTACATAATGGCTAAGAAACTACAATTAAGAGGCGGAACGACCTCCGAACATGCATCGTTCACGGGTGCGGTAAGAGAAGTCACTGTTGATACAGATAAAGACACTCTGGTAGTACACGATGGTTCTACTGCTGGTGGTATTCCATTAGCTAAAGCCAGTGAAGCGACTAATAAGCTACCTCTAGCTGGTGGTGAAATGACAGGTAATATAAGCCACGGAGATAATGTTCACGCTAGGTTTGGTACTGGAAATGATTTAGATATTTATCACGATGGCTCTCATTCTTGGATTAAAGATAATGGCACTGGAAACATTATTATTGATACTACTAATGGTACGGAAGTAAATATTAATTCTGGCGGTAACGCTGAATTTATGGGTAGATTTATTAAAGATGGTGCTGTAAAACTTTATTTCGATAACTCTAAGAAGATAGAAACAACCTCAACAGGTGTTGACGTTACAGGTAATGTAGTTGTATCAGGTACAGTAGATGGTGTAGATATAGCATCAAGAGATTCAACTCTAACTTCAACAACTACAACTGCTGGTGCTGCACTACCTAAAGCTGGTGGTACGATAACTGGCAATATAGCAATGGGTGATAACGTCAGTGCTAACTTTGGTGCTAGTAATGATTTACAGATTTACCATAGTGGTTCTGCGAGTTATATTAGTGATGTAGGTACTGGAAGTTTATACTTACGTGGTACGAATTTAGTTATGGATTCTGCCACTGGGGAAAAGTATATAGATTGTATCGCTAATGCTGATGTGAAATTATTTTATGATAATAGTTCTAAACTAGCCACAACCTCTACTGGTATTGATGTTACTGGTACAGTAGTAGCTGATGGTCTTGAGATTGAATCTAATGTCCCTTCTATAACACTCAAAGACACAGACAATCCAACAGGTGAAATGAAGTTGAGAGGAGCTAATACAGAGTTTGTATTTGATTTCGACCCATCAAACGCTGTGGCTAACTCACAGATGGACTTCAAACTTGATGGCTCATCTAAGATGAAGATTAAATCTACTGGTATTGATGTTACTGGAAACGTAGTTGTATCAGGTACAGTTGATGGTCGTGATGTAGCGACTGATGGTACTAAATTAGATGGTGTTGCTTCCAGTGCTACAAACGTAACTAATAATAACCAAATTACTAATGGTGCTGGTTATATTACTTCATATACTAACACTACTTACTCAGCAGGACTTGGATTAGGTATGTCGGGGACTACTTTGAATGTTGAGTTCGACTCAACTGCGTCAGAAGGTGCAATGAAAAATGTAAGTGGTACAATATCTGTATATGCAAGTAGTTCTTGGCGACAAATCTACCCTGCGGTTTATTCTTAAAAGGAGTTATTAAAATGATTAAGTTAACAGAAGAAGAAAGATTGGCGTTAGGTTTACCACTAGAGGGTGAAGTATCGCAGAACAGTTATGACCAAGTTAAGTACGCAATCAATTCTGAGTTATTAAGATTTGCAGGTGCTACGGGCTGGTCATTAGACCCTGATGGAAACATTGAAAGTGTAACGCCCTCAGATATAACATTAGAAAGTGCCGAAGCTATTTATTTAGCTTATCCGAAGTTTAATGGCAGACCTTATGCAGACGATAAATCACTAAACCAAGCGGTAACTGAATTAATCCAGGCTGCGTTTGTTGCTCATTTCTCAACTAAAGACTCGCCTTACCAAGCTACGTTTGATAAAGTAATGACATTGGTTGTTAGCGGTGAGTTACAAGCTGAATGGAGTGACTGGTTGCCGATTAGAGAGGTTATTATTGCTGGAAAGAACGCTTATAAGGCAACGACTACTTGGGGGTAAACTACTATGGCTAATATCAATGCGAGTGCTTTAAACTCGTTACACACTAGAATTAATAACGAGCGTTCAAGAAGAAGTTTGTCACCAGTAACATTCACTGATGGCACTTTAAGTGCTGGTGGTGTTATTAAAGCTACTCACTTCAATGAATTACGTTCTTACACTGAGGGGCTGAATACATTAGGGTCTCAAACATTCAACTGGAATAGTTCTATCTCGGTAGGCTCTAATATATCTGATGCTATTACTCAGATTAGTAGTTTTTGTACTACACTAGAGAATGAAACATTAGCTAGTTGGCAAGAGTTATCTCCTATACATTCTGCTGATTGGGGTTTTACTAATAAGAAGTTCTGGGAAGTTCCCGCAGCTGCTTATAGCCCTGGCAATGTTAGGTGGAAATTAACACAATCTCTATCTACGGTAGGGCTTATAAACGCTAATAATTTCGGTTGGGGTGGATTTTCCGCTCTCTTTAGAACTAGTGCAACCGCATCTACAGGGGGGCAAAGTTCAGGTATGTATGGGTATTACTGGATAAACTCTCCCGATCACGATGCAATGCCCATGAATTATGGTGGATTTACTGGTAGCCAACTAAAACTGTGGCAATCTGACCATAATGATAATGTCTACGTCGACCAGACACCATTTGAGATTCTGATAGGTAAAGGCTCAGACATGCCTACGGTAATGCCAAACAAAGTGCAAGCCAATCCTGGTATTATTTTAGCTTCTTGGTATAGTCCTAGTAATATGTACATGGCTGCGGCAAACCATTGGTACACTAATAACGCCACCTTTGATTCAACCTTTAAATATATTGTTTTAGACGAAAATGGCATTCCAGGTCACACACATCCGTATGTAACTATCGAAGCCTACTACTAATGTGGAAGTGTGAAGGTACAGTAGAAATAAATCCCGTGTCAAAACTAATCACTAAGGTCTTTAAGGGTATTGGATTGCCTTTAGATGAATATATAGTTCCCAGTATAACCATAGAAGATACATTAGATACCTACTTATCTAAATATGATAAGGCTAAATGGGAGATACGCAAGGACTTACAGCCACGTTTAGGTGATACAATTATTGTGTCATACAAGAACAAGGCTAAAGGTTTACTCCTTGGTGAGGCAGGGGTGAATGCAGGAACGATTATTAACGACAAACTACAAGTGCCTTTAATGCGTGGTGGTATGAGTTCACTGCAAGGTTTAGTAACAATGACTGAGATATTACAAGCAGGATATTGTTTAGAGTATGTAGTTAGGGTAAAGGACTTTGATAGCTTTACGGCTATTGACACACCACGAGAATTAATTAAAGCATTAAGATAAGGAACTATGAATGGAACTCCCAGATATCGTACTAACACTGGTTAGTATTATCTCGGCTATAACTATAGGTGTAGTTAAATCAATAATAAGGGACATAAAAGACTTAGAACATACTATGCACTCCTGTCAGTCAGAATTACCTAAAGAATTCGTGATGAAGGCTGACTATAAGGATGACATAAAAGAGATCAAGTCTATGTTGGGGGAACTATTTACCCTAGTTCGAGATAATAATAATAAGAA